TGCCACGCAACATAGAATAAAAAGCTCGTTCAACAATAGGGTTTAAGAATTCAGATTGAAGTCGACCAAGGGTTGGCCCTAATAGGCGTTGCATCAATTCATAACGCACTTGAACCTCAGTAGCGGTCATCTGTGGACCATCGTTTAACTCAAGCTGGTCACTAAAGAAGATCCTACGCACTGAGCCACGCACATCGTTTAGCATTAACTGATCAGCGTTCCAGTTAGTTTGATTAACAATAGGCTGCAATCCGTTCATGTCACGAACATATGTCACCGAACTGGGCCGCATATCAATCTTGCCAAGGATGCCGTTTTGCATCGCTTTGAGTGGTGGGTCTATACTCTTTTCCCACGCTTTCATAGCCAGCTTTCTAGCCTCATTTAGCGTTTTAATATCTGGACGAGCCACACAACCAGGGCCAAATCCGTAGACATCACCTGTGGTCTTGCCCCAACGAGGGACCATATACGGAAGCTCGTAATAGCCTGACTCTTTTACTATTTTTTTGTCAGCAACGCTTATGAAGTAACAAGCAAAAGGCCGCATATTAGGGGGAGCAACTAATGCTGGCTCACCTTTTAGCTCACGGGGAAACACAGCTTGTATGTACTCAAACTCTTTGTCTGGGTCAGTCTCCAGAGCTTTCATGCTCTTTTCGCCACACTTATCGCCAAACTTCTGATGTGCCTGTCGAGCCGTAAGTTTTAACTTGCGGAACACAGTATCAATGCGGCCCTCTTCACTCTCAGACACAACGACTTCAGCTAAATGACACGCTCGAAAATTAAAGCCATCAAACTGCGACTCTTTAGTTTTTACATCAAACATAAAAGCGGCAGTGCCAAATCCAGCTAGGTCTTGATAAGCCTCTGCGACTTCAGTTGAGAAGTTAGACTTTCCGAACTCTTGGAATATTCCCTTACTGCACTTTTCTAGCCAATCTTTAGCGTCCTTGTCTTCGTTCAGTTCGTCTTCACGGAAGCGTAGGCCGAACCATTTAGTGGATGGACTTGTAAGGGAGCCGTGAAGCGATGCTGATAGTATCTGTAGCGCGTGTATAGCTGTGCTGTCGTAGACCTCAGAAGCCCTTTTTGTGCCTTTGCTGGACTTAGATATAAAGTCAATCTTGCCTGGCATTAAATAAGTAGCAAGCTCTTCCCACATCTGATCCCAATTGACTCGGTCACTTTTAAGTCGGTCATATCGCTTTAATAGCGAAACAGGCGAAACAGTAGGTGATATGGTTTTGCTTTTGCTTTTATCGTCATTGTCTTCATACATTTAAACAATACTCATCTGTGATTTCTTAGTGTCTGCATCATCAAGCAATCCAGCAAAACGAGTGCGAGTTCTGCTTAGACGCATCAGGCTTAGTCTGCGCTGGTACAATGATTTTAGAATTTCGGGAATAGTTGTTTCTTCAATTAACTTGTCAATTTCGGGAATAGTTGTTATTGCTGTAATTACAGTAGTCACAGTTGCAGCTTCTACAATGTCATCAAGTTTTACAGTGCCGTCTAAAACATTTGTCAAAGTTGCTGATTGCTTTGCCGTCAAAGTAGTCGTTTTAGCATTACCGCCAAGCCCATCCTCACCGCCTGACATTGTGTTGACTGCGTATGATTCGCCTGTTGTGCTTGCACCCGTACCAGCCGTAGCACCAGTGTAGTTTCCATTGCCAGCAAATGTAGTTACTTGCCTACTGCCTAACCGAAAGCCATCTTCAATACGTCCTGTTTTCTCGTTGAACTTGCCACGAATAACTGGATCATCTGCTAAAGTAGTGATCTTAGTGCCATCTTTATAATTAAACTCGCCCTTTATGTTTTCGCCAAACAAACCAGACTGAGTGTATTTCCGCGTTACACCATCACCTAGCACAGCATCAGAACCCGTAACGCGACTTAATGTATCTTTAGCCCGTCTACTTTGGTCTTCGCTAACAATCGTAGAGCCGCCATAAGCTTTGCCGCCAGGAGCTTGTTTTTGAATGTCTAGAATGTTTGCAGTGGACATATCATTGGCTTTTAACTTGGCATAATAAGCTTGGTTGTATCTATCGTTTGTTATGGGCGCAACAGTGTTATTGTTAGCAGAAAGGTTTTTACCATCGTTAGGATCAGTGCTTGTTGATTTACTGTAGTCAACATTTCCCCTCTTACGGACTGCTGACCCATCTACAATTGACGTTAATGCAGAAGTTGTAGCTGCTGTTGATTGAATACCACCAAGACTAGGAGAAACAAAATTTGTTGATAATGATGTGATTGAGGGTGATACTTTTTTATCGCCTTTGCCGCTATTGCCAAGATATGCTTTATCGGCAGCTATGTCATAAGCCGTTTTTTTGTATGTTGAGCCTAGTGGCGTAGTTACTGCTGTAGACTTAATGGGAGTCGCAGGCCGAACGGATTTATTTACCTCACTTGAAAGATTAGCCCTTTGCTCTTCTATTTTTTTTAGCCGTGCCCGTTCTTTATCTGCGGCCTTTTCTGCTGGTGTTTTTTGATTTCCTCCACCGCTATAACTACTCTTTCGGCTTGCAGTTGTTGCTGCATTACCATATCCATCATCAATGCTTGGCATAATCACTACCCCTAATTTAATTATTTTAAACTTTGCACTAACTTTGCGCGGTTATTAGAATGAACTGATGACACCAGGTGACGACTTTCTATTTCGCTCACCCCAGGGAATTGAATAACGCCTCATCATGTAGGCATAGCGAATAGCATCAAGTAGATCGTCCATTGTTTTAGAAATCTTTCCATTTTGATTGCGATGATATTGATTAAACTCGTTAAAGAAGTCTCTCAGATTGCGATCAACCTTGAACCGACCCTTGATCATTAGGTCACGAATCTCATACAAGCCAGCCTCAACTCCATTAGTGCCATCGGGCCATGTTGCATGAGCGTGTAACATATCGAATCCTGCATCGATGTAGTAATCTTTCTGCTGGTTAGCAGTGCCATTTTTCTCAGTCTGTAATCCATCTAGAGGCCATGATGTGGGCACTCCTATAGACCAAGGCTTTACTGTCGCCCAAGCAACTTCTGGTGCAACGTGACTTTCTTTCCATGCTTGCGTAACGTAAAACGTGCCACTCTCTCGGTCTTCTATTAGCTGAACGTGCGCTTGTGGATGCTCCCAACCAAAGTCCATCGCGTTAATCACAAACCAGTGATCAGGTATTTTGAATGGATCACATTTAATACTGTCTTCGTCCAGGTCATAGATCCTGCCATGCCCTAGCATCGGTATTCCTTTGGATCTCATGTCGCGCTGATAGGCAGGGTATTGGTCTAGCATTAATCGTTTAGCATCCTCAGATAAATGTGGTGCGTCATCCCAGCCTGCTTGAATGAATGCCTGACCCTCGCCTGGGTTATCCATGAATGAAATCACAGTTTCAGTGCGACCATTCTCTGGTGTAAACGTAAGTATGCCTTTGCCGCCTTTACCCTTGTCGCCTGTCAGGGTTCTTGTTACCACCTGTGGATAAATGGCCTGATCCTTCGGCTCTTCGTCAATGTGATACCAATCGACACTGTCACCCATGAGTGCGTGTTGGCCTTGTGTGTATGACCAGAACTGACAGATCGATACACCGCCTGATGTGTGCTTTACTCTCACTTCACGCATAGCCCCTGATGTGCCTGTCATCGACACATAATCCACAATCAATTCAGCAGGAATCAGGCCACCTAAGAATGTCCGATCCTCTAGCCTGCCAAACAATGCGGTCTGTAATAAGTCGCGTGTCTTCTCGCCTGAGTACCCAAGCAGCCAGCAAGTGGGTGGGTGTTCAAAGACATGACCATCCCAATCGTCAGGGTAATCACCCATAAGGTGCAGCGCATCGATGTAAGTGCCTAAGTATGTCTTGCCTATGCGGTTAGCCGCACACAGAAGCACAGCCGTTTTATTCTTAGTAAAGCGAATGGTATCGGCTTGGAATTTGTACAGGTCAGGGAACATATCCCTGTAACGATAAACGTGCTGTCGCCTAACTTGTTCTTTAGCCATCAAAACTAGCTCAGTTTTA